TCTCTTGGAATAAAGCTAAAAGTTTGTGCAGTTTCTTGTTCTTTTAAAATTATCATAATATTTTTTTATAATAATAATTTAAAGTTAAAATTGTTTTAAAACAAAAAAGGCATACTAATTAAAGTACACCTTTTTTAAAAAAACAAACAAACAAAATGTTATGCTACAGAACCTTCAACTATTGAAGCTAAAATACCTGTAGTTAATGGTCCTGTTACGAAATTCGCAGCAACGGGTTCCATCCCTTGGAATTCCATTTGATATCCACTCTTATCAGCCATTTGTGCTCCCGTAGAAATAGTAGCTGTAACTAAATCCATTCCTTTAGTCAATCCTGCCATCAAGAAATTACCATTGTTATCTTCTACAATTATTTGTGGTCTTCCATAAGCTAATAATTTAAGTTGCTTGTTATCAGCAATAGATAATTTAGCTAAACTTAAAGTTAATTTTTGGTCTACAAATGTAGTTCCGTTTTCTCTTGAACTTGTTACAGTTTGTTCAAATGTAGAAGTTCCTTTTAATTCGTATTTATAACCTACAGGTGTACCACCTAAAGCTGTAATTACATCTTCACTACCTGCAGTTGCAGAATAAGTTACTGTTGTAGCATCACCCCAATTAATGAAGTAAACTGCTCTCAAGCCGCCAATGCTATTTTTGCATTGTTCAGCACGTCCCAACGAAATATCACAAGGCATAGTCTATTTTTTTTATAAGTTATTGATAATCAAGTAGTTATCTACTTTTATTTTTTTAAGTTAAAAAAAAGGGCAGGTAATTTTACCTACCCCTTATTAATATACGTTACTAATTATTAGTTAGCTGCGTTAGTTATTCCGTAAGTTACGATATCAGATACAATTCCGTATTGAACACCTGCAGTAAATCTCATAATGATTCTTACATTTTGTGAACCATCGATATCTGACATATCAATTACTTTCACTTCGTTAGTATCATTTAACAAACCTGTTCCGAAGAATAAGTTAGATTTTTCAGCAGCAATCATTGTGTTAGCAGCTAATCCGTTTGCAACAAAGATTTTTACACCATCAAAAGAAAGTGAACCGTTGTTATACCAAGAAGTACCTTGTGCATTAACACCATTTGCACCTAATCCTGATGCTCCAAATCCACCTAATGCTCTAACATAATCTCTTGCTACGTCTTGAGAAATGTATAAGTACAAATCTTCTTTACCATAAAGTGCAGCAGGAATAGCATCTACCACTTTACCCATTTCAGCAATTACGTTAGCAGCAGTTACAGTAGTTCCTGCAATCTCTTGTGCAGCAGGTAAACCTGCATCTAAAGCTAATAATGTAGCTAATCCGTTCATTTCACCTGCGTTAGCTGTGACCCCACGCCAAATATTTTGTTCGATTTTTTCAGCTACTTTAGCAGAAACGTGTGCAATTAAGAAATCAGCAAAAGATGTAGGTAAAGTATCGAATGAACTAAAGCCCTGCTGAATTCCTAAAAAAGTTGAATGGAAATCTTTTTTACAAAGTTGTAGGTTTACTTGAAATTCTTCAGCCAATAAAACTCTTTCTGTAAGTGTTACAGTAGATGTAGAATCAAAATCACAGGAAGAATCTTTCAATATAGCATCTGTAGCAATTTTTTGAATTACAGATTTAAATTTTACGTTTGGTAAAACTTCAATTCCACCATTTGCAATAGTAGAACCTGATAATAATGCAGCAGAAATATATTTCCCTGCAAATTCACCTGCATAGGTGGTTGTAATACTTGTAGTAGTAGCCATAATTTATTTAGTTAAAAAGTTTAGCCATAACTCTATCTTGAGTTGTTAATTGGCGGTTAATTGATATTTTGTTTAAATTTACTTGTGGTTTAACTTCAGGTGAATGTGTTAAAGGTTCAACAACTACATCTGAACTTAATTCTTGTTTTGCTAATTTTAATTCAGCAATTTCAGTTCTTAATTTTTCAATTTCAGAAAAGAACATTTCTTTAGAAACTGATTCTACAATTCTTTTAGGAGTTGCTACTGTTTCAGCTTGTGCTTCAACCTCAACTTCTACTTCAGCTTCAGGAGTTTCTACTTCTGCAACAGGTTCTTTAATTTCAGCAATAATTCCTTCTACTGCTACAACTAAAATCATTCCATCTTCAAGTTCGTATTCTCCTACAGGTACAGGAATTTTATCCTCACCGTTTACAATAAAAACATTGTTATCCATTTCAAAAGCATCAGCTTCGATAATAGTAACTCCGTCTTTAAGTTTCATTTGAGCAAGTTTAACTTCCATACCCAAAAGCGTTTTAATTTCATTTATTACATTCATATTTACTTATTTATTTATTATAATTAAATTAAACTTTTTAATTTATTTTGAACAGAAGATAAATTTTTAATAGTATCTTGCAATTTATTTTTTGCGTTTAATACATTATTATAATTAGGTATTGCTTTCTCATCTGTACCTAATTCTTTAGAAATTCTTTCTGCTGTTGCTAAATATTGTTCTGCTAATTTAATTCTTGAAAAAGAAGCTTGAACAACTTTTTCATTTAAAGAAAATCTATCATTAGCTTTCTTTTTAAGAACTTCTAAATCAGAAGATATTTTTATAGTTTCAGAATATGTTTCATAAATTGAATCATTTTCAATTCCATTTAAAACACTTTTTAAATCATCAACTAAAGCCAATTCTACTTTTTGCGTAGCTAATTCTGTTTTCCCAAACAAATAATTGTTTACTATTTTTTCAGTTGTCATACTATTTTTTTTATTATAATTATTCTTATTTAGTTTTGTTATAAATTACGAACTTACATTTGTAATAGTTCTTGCAGTATTTGTATTTACAATAGTAGATGTTTGTTGATTAACTGTACTACCTATTCCTTGTTCTTGTAATTCACCATTGCAGCATTTTGAATCATAAGTACCATCTTTACACAAGCAACCTCTTTTACCACCTTTTGGTGATGTAGTTTTATTTCCCATAATTTTATTTATTAATTTAAGCATTAATTATAATGATTTTAATTTATCCATTACAGTTCTAAAATATGTCGGTTTACTCATAATGCTTTTTCTTGCAGCATCAGCTATTTTAAATAAAGGTGTAGAAGCATAATCAATACCTAAATCTTTAACTTTAGATTTATATATTTCTATTTCTGAATCAAAAGAATTAGCGACATCAGCTATCATATTGTTATATTTAACAACTGTACTTTGAACAGCTAAAATTTGTTTTTTATATTCATCATTAAAATCTTTTTCTATTTGATTTGCTTTTGAAGTATAATTACCAACTTTAACAGTTTCTAATTCAACTTTTTGATTCTTTAATTCACTTTTTTCAATTAAAGATTTAATCTTTTCAATCATAACATTTTTTTCCATTTCTTTTTTATTTAAATTTAAACTCATTTCTAATTTATCACTAAAATATCCTTCAATACTGAAGCCTTTAACTTTACCTGTTTTTACAAAGTCATTCCATATAGCATCGTTATTAACTTTCATAGATACCATCCAAGTTCCTACAGGTACATTTAAACCATATTTTTTAGATTTATCCATTTCAGTATCTTCTACTATCCAAGATTCAACTACAGACAAATCCTTTAGTTTTTTATCGTGTTCTAATGTTGCGTTATTTTGATTACTATTGATTAAAAACAATTCACTTGCTTTTCTTACTGTATCATCTGAAAAGAAAATATAATACTCATCTTCACCATTTTTACGATAAATGTTTTTATTCGGTATTAATGCAGCACCCATTAAAATCTTCTTTTCATCATCAACTTTAGCAAGTTCTAAATGCTCACTTAATGCTACAAAATTAGATTCTATTGCAGGAAATTCTACGATTGAAACAGCATCTATTCCGTTTAATTTTTCAGATTCATCTATTATAAGTTCAACTATTCTCATATTTTTATTTTTTATTATAATTAATTAATTTTTATTTTGTTTATCCTATACTTGCAGATTGAACTATATTCCTATCTAAACTTTGTTGTGTTGTAACGTCGTTTGCTACTACATAAGCCTTAATAGGTTGTTGTTGTTGGTTACCTATTGTTTGTGCTAACTGATTTGTTGCACTTGCACCTACTACGTTAAATGATGGAGCAGTTACAGCACCACTACCTGTACCACCACCACTTGGAGCAGAACCGCCACCACCACCTTTTGGTGTTTTTACTGCTAAAATAGATTTAACATTTTTAATACCTGCAGCAATAGCTATACCCGCGTTTATAGGTGCTAAAACAGGACCAACAAATGGAATACCAACTGTAGAATCATAAGCCTTTTGAGCAGAACTAAAAGTATTAATAGTTGCACTTGCTACAGCAGCAGCTTTTCCTGCAGCAGTTTCTTTTCCTAACAATTCAGATAATCCTGATAATGTATTAGCAGCAGCATCAGCAGCTTGTATTCTTGCTTCTTTTTCTTTTTGTGCTATTGCAATTTTAGCATCTGCTTGTGCTTTAGCGTCTGCAGTAGATTTAATTGCTTTATCAGCTTCTGAAGCAAAATATTCATCATCTAATTTAGCTAAATTTCTTTTATGCTCTTTTTCTATTTCTTCAATAGATAATCCTTTGCTTAATAAATTTGCTTTTTTAGCTTCAAATTCTGCATTTTCTTTTTCAACTTTGAGTTGATTTTCAGTTTTTAATGCATCTTCATTTGCCTTTCTTGTATCTTTAATTAATTTTTCAGCAGCTTCATATTCTTCCCTTGCTTTTTCTCCTTGACTTCTAATTAAATCTTGCTTTTGTTTTTCATCTTGTTCAGCTTTTTGTTTAGCTTCATCATCTGCTTTTTGTTTAGCTTCAGTTGCAGCTTTTTTACTTTCATCCCGAACCTCTTTATTATGATTTGTTTCTGCTTGTTTCTTTTCTACATTGTGTTTTCTTATTATCTGTATCTTTTCAGAATTAGCATCATTTAAGTTTTTAGTTTGCTTACCAAATTCCTCTAATGATTTTTTTGTAGTTTCAGCTTGTGCTGCAATAACATCTTCTTCAGCACCTGCAGCTTTTAAACTTGCTAAAGTATTTAAGTTTTTATGATAAGTATTTTTAGCAACTTCTCTACTTGAATTTGCATAAGCTATTTTTTCATCAACTAATTTTAATTCTAATTTTCTAATTGCTTCAGAACTTGCACCTGATGCTTTAGCCATTTCTAATTGATAATCACTATTCTTTTTAATAGAATCAGCAGTTTTATCAGCAGTTCTTTTTTGACTTTCTAATGCTTGTGAATTAGATTTAACTGCTTGTGAATTCTTTTTAGCCTCATCACTTGAAGATTTATACCAACTTACTAATGCTGTTCCTGCTGCTAATAAAGCAGTAATAGCTAAAACAACTGCACCAATAGGATTAGCTGACATTGCTAAATTCCAAAGCTTTTGAGCAGCTGTAGATATTTGTTGAAATACAGTAGTAGATTTAATTACTGCTCCTAATTGTTTAAAGCTGTCTATACTTTCTCCAAGTGCTTGAGCACCACTTGCAATAGCCATAGCAGATTGTACTTTTAAGATAGCAGATTCTACTTCTTTACTTTCTGCTCCCAATGTACCCATTGCACCGGTAACAACTGAAAAACCACCTGCAATACCATTTAAAGAACCTGATAAAGCCTTAAATTTAGCATCAGGATTAAATGCATCGGTTAATGCTTTTGCGTCTCCAATTCTATCTTTTAATTCGGCAGCCTTTTTTGCAGCATTTACTGCCTCTCTCGAAGTAGCTCCAAACTTATCAGATAAAGCAGTTACTTCTGCTTGTGCTTGTCTTAATTGAGATTTTAAACTACCAACTGACCTTTCAGCAGAATCTAAATTTGATTTTATTTCTAACTCTATTGTTTTCTTTTCTGCCATTTTATCTGTCTTTTAAGTTGTTTAAATCCTTGTTTAATTGTTGTTGGTCTTTGATATTTACCTTTAGCTATTTCTATTAATTCACTTTGTCCGTAAAATTCATCTAATGCTAATAAATCTAATATATGCTTTATCATAATGTTCTATTATCAGTTAATAATTCAAATTGAACTTCACCTGTAGTTAAATCTGTTGTCATTGTGTTAATTAAGTATCTCTTATCTCTTATAATAAGCCTATCGTTTAATTTAAGCGTAGTTAATAATGATGTAGGTAATATTCCACTAACTTTTATTAATCTTGCTTTAGAATCAAATATATTAGTTATATAATTAGAATAATATTGGTCGTATAATCCTTTATCAATTAAATCATTAGTTAAAGTAGATTGTTGTAAACCAAAATTTAAACTATATGTATCCGTTCCATTTGTGTATTCTTGTCCAAATGCTTTGTAAGTATTAAAACTTGCACCACTTCCAACTAAATTTGTGCTAAAATAAAAGTTAGTAGATGTTAAATCAGTTGTATCAGTTGGATTATAATCGTATAAAATAACAGGTTTAGGTATATACTTTTGTAAATCTGTTTTTAAAGCATAACCAACTTGCAATTTATCTTTTAAGTTGTTAAAATTTAAATCTTCAAAAGGTAGTTTAATGTTATATTCATCACCATCATTTGTAGTGTCATAAAATAAAGAACCATATTCAATTCCATTTGCAGAATTAAATCCTACGTTTACTAATGATTGTGATTTTTCGTATTCAAAATTTATTTTCTTATATGTTTTTATCCTGTTTAAATTATTACTGTCTGATTTAATGTATTTAGTTATATCTATTGTATTACTATTTAAATAGTATTCTTCTATTTGTCTTATAGTGTAGTTAATACCATCTTTTGAATAGCAAGTAAGATTAAACATTTTTAGCAATCCTGAAAAGAAATCCTCAATTTTAATTTCAGGCATTATTGAACCTATATTGATTTTAGCAAGATATGTATAGTTTGGTATTGTAACACTAAAAGATTCATATATTACAGGACTTCCACCATCTGTATATCTTGATTCATATTCAAATGTTAAATTAGTCAAATTTATATCTATCTCACAAGATAACTTATATGTATATTCTCCATTTTTAGAATTTATATCTATGTTACCTCCTTTTGTTGGTAAAGCATTTGCAGAAATAAAACCATAACTTCCACCACCACCACTTGCTATAATATCTGATAATATTAAAATTCTTTTTCCATTGTAAAATATTTCAAACCAATATTTTTTACCTATTGCAGATGGTCCTGTTCTTGCAGTAAATAAACAATCAGCAGTCATTGGACCTTCATTTGCAAATGGTTCAGGATTTACATAATTCATTGTATTAGTAGATACATCAAAAGTTGATATTTCATTTTCTGTATCGTATGTTACTGCACTTGATATAAATGGTTTTCCAAAAAATAATGGATTAAAAGTTTCAGAATTTTTTAACCATAAATAAGCGTTTGTAAACCTTGCATCACTTAAAAATGTACTTGGTTCTGTCGTAGTGCCATCAAAATTAATTCCAAATTGAGTTTCAATCATATTTAGAATAGGTTTCAATCTTAATGCAGGAAATAACTCATTGTAATATATTGGTTTAGTCGCATCATTTATATTATTTAAACCACTACCACCATAAAGCCAATATCTATCCGAACTAATTAAAGGAAACATAATATCAGTACTTGTAGTATTGGTTATTTTACTTAATACAATAGGACCTGTATAAGCAAAAGTATATGTTTCATCAGTTAAATCTTTTAAAAATAAACCATTAAATTTGTCTTTTAAACTACCTAATGCACCGATAAATGTAATTGAATAATCTTGTGGCTGTCCGTCTTTAACATTTGCACTTTCTAATTGTATCTTACCACTTCTAAATAGTATAGTATCTATTTCAATATATGCATCAGCTTTAACTAATGTACTAAATCCATTATCATTACTATTTTCGTACCAATGTCTGAATATTTTATTATTTTGTTTTGATGCAGGTACGGTAAAAGTTTGACTAAAATCTGTAAACGTTTTAGATATATCATTTACGTTTTGAATAGAACTATTAACAGATATCTTTTCATCTGAAAATAATTCTAATCTATTGTATTCTGAAGTAACTGAATCTTTAATAAATATACCTACTGTTATCATACAACATCATTAATTAAATTATAAGCGTATTCAAATTCTATTTCGTAGTTAATCATTTTATCTTTTAAACTTGTCTTTAATTCACTACCTTGTGTTTTAACCATTACAGGTTTAGCATCTAACAATACAGTTTCACTTAATAACAAATCAGTAATTAATTCAGAATAATTTTCATCTACAAATCCTGTATTTAATTTTATAGTTTGTGTACCATTTATATTAAACGATTTAACTTGCCCTTTAGATGTATTATAGTTTATAGCTGAAGGCATTAATTTATAATCTGTACCTTTACTTGATATAGTATTAGTTTGTGCTTTAAAAAATATTATATCCTTCCATCCACCATAACGATTAATAAACGAACATCTAACAGGTGTATATTTGCATTCTTCAATAGGGTAAGAATAGAATACATAAACTGTAGGACTTCCACTTGCAGGTGTTATTGTAATTGTAACCTTACAACCATTCACGAAATTATTATCAAATATTACAGGAGTAATAGGTATTTTTAAATTATCTATTCCTGTAACTCCACTTAAAATATTTTGAGTTGTAGAATAAACTGTACCATCAATTCTTTCGTATTTTAATGTAAAACTATCTGTACTTAATTTGTCAAATAGTAAATTTAAATACTCCATTTTTAAATCAGCATAAGAACTTTTATAGTAATAGTTTTTAATGTTAGTATTTGCTAATAAATTTAATTTAGTTTCACTTGGGTTTTGATACCCATCTGTGTAATTTGTAAACCCATTTACCCCATAATAATATTCGCCTGTTAAATTTGTATAAGTTGTACCATTATACCAATATGTTAAAACGTGAAAAATACAATATTCATTAACGTTTTCTGCACCCGTAGTTGTTAAATTATAATTGTTTGGTTTTACGTTATCTATAAATTCTTTAACGTAATTAGAAACATTATAAGATGTTGCTCTTTGTGTTGTACTTGGTATTGATTTAGTTAATTGATAATATCCTGATTGACCTGCAGTAGGTTCTGATTCTCCTACATTCCAAATAGTCAACACTATCTTACTTCCTACGTGTGTACTACCTTGTGATGGTACTTCAACTATAAACGGACTTCTAACTTTTACTACTTTCATTTTATGTGATATATTACTTCAATCAATTCTTCATCTATATAAATCTTTTCTGTGCAAGTCCATAGATTTACATATTGACTTGAATCTATTACGTTTTCGCTTTCAATTATAAAAGTTGGTTCTGTATCTTCTCCTTTATAAATTTTTACTATGTTCATTTTATATCTTTTAAATTATAATCTACCATTGTTTCTACATCCTGACCGAATGCTTTTAATAAATCTACATCTATATATTTTTTATATCCTGCTTCAAATGGTTTAGTAAAGAATAGACTTGGTTTAATTCCGTTTAAAAATACACTTCTTGCTATTGCGTATTGCAATCCTTTTCTTGATTGAAATTCACCTTTAGCGTTTCTCGGTGCTATTCCTTTTCTAACTATCCATTTATCAAATGCTTTTGCAGGTGGCATTTTACTTTTATAACTAAATGGTGTATTGTATTTTTTTAATTTACCTGATACACCTTTATCCTGATACATTCCATATTCAATCATAGAAAAGCCAACTATATTAAATCCATTCTCACTTACAATCTCACCTTTAATAGAATTATAAAGTTCTTTAGAACTATTCTTTCCACCTTTTGTTAAATTGCTTCTTGATTGCTGAATTACATAATCTCTAAACTTATTTAAAGTTTTTTCTACTTCTAACATATACCCATTTGATTAGAAATTGCCATTTCAAAAGTAACTGTTACACCTGCTAATTTATTTTCAAATCTTTCTGTAAAAAATTCTACTGATGGTGTACCTACTAATTCATAATCTTCTGCTAAATCACCACGTCTTAATACTTCTAAAAATCTATTAACTACCATTAGTTGTGTATTTAATACATCCTGCTCATTATCATTTCCTAAAAATATATCAGTTGTTAAAGACTTGCTTTCATCAACTATATCCATACACAAAATAGATATATTATAATTCCAAGTTACACCCTGATAGGTAGCTGAATTTATAATTATATGACTTAAAGGAAAGATAGTTTGCTTATTTAAATCGACTTTAAATATATCTCCAATAGTAACTGTGTTTACAAATAAATCTTTGTTTAATTGGTCTTTAATTGCTTGTGTTATTTCGTAATAATGTGATGTCATCTATTCTGTCTTTTAATTAAATCAGCTTCTATTTTATTCTTTTCTTTCTCAAATGTTAGATATGTTAAACATTGGTTAATCGGTAATCTTGTAATGGTATCAAATCTTGAGATATCTCCTTGAGCAAGAGCATAGATTGAACTATACCATCCCCACTTTTGTCCAAAGTTTGCTTCTGCAGAATACTCTGCAACTCCTTGTCCTTCTCCAAATAGTGAATCGTAGCTTTCAATAATTCGTTGCCTAAATTGTAAAAAAAAACCGTAGCACCTAAACAAACATCTAATGGTGCAAATTTCATCACCTCTGAATAAGTTATACTTCCATTGTATTCTTCAATCTCATATGTGCCATTTAAACCCTTCTTTTTAATTGGTCTATATAAAACTGCCATTGCTTTATGCATATTATCCCAATCAGTTATATATGTATCTAAATCGGTATATTCACCAAAACTCATATCTTCTAAATTAGGAATAAAACCAAATTCAGTTCCACCCATTTTAAACGTAGGTATAAAAGAATGATTCTGATTGAACATATTACCTATTGATGTAGTTATATCATTTACATCTTTATATTTAATCTGTGCTACTTCTTTTAAATCTATTCCACAAAATACCTGTACCATTTTCTGATGCAGAAATTCTGAATCTTCATTATCTTTTGCTATCTTTAAAAACGCCTGATATTGTGAAAGTTTAATTTCACTTAATTTTGTCGGTATTGTAATTTCTAACTTCATTTGTTATTTTTTTTATAATAATAAAATAAAGTACTAATTGTATTAAACTAAATAGCGAAGCTATTAAAAATAAAAAAGGTGTACATTTCTGCACACCTAATTTCCCTAATTATTAACCAAACTATTAACTTTCTATTTTATCTATTGCTAATAAGCATAAATCATCCCAAGCATCTAACCTATGTATAAGTTCTTCTGCATCTGTTCCATTTAAACTTACTTCTGTTATTTCAAATTCTGAACTACTACCCGGATAATCATATGTTGCATTTTCTTCAGGTGTATAATTACCTTCTAAATCAAAATCAAATCCTAAATAGTTTACTGTTGCTGTTTCTTTAATTGTTTTCATCGTTTGTTTTTTAAAAAAATTGCAGTTTATAGTATTCTGCTCCACTTATATTTTTATTTTCTTGAATAACACATATTAGATAGTAAATTATAATTTTCATTTACACTTTGGTTATTTAAATTTAATACTCTTAATTTTTCTTCAATAATATTATTTTCATCATTCATTACTGATTTTAAAATTTGATTAAATAATTCAGGAGAATAATCTAAATTGTTTTTTGCAATTAAATCATTTGTTTTTTGTACGAAAGTTTTGATAGTTGTCATAGTATTTGTGTTTTTATGTTGTTGTTATCTGAGTGCAAATATACAACAGTTATTAACATTACAAAACTATTTTAAAATTTTAACATAATTTTATGATAAATTTAACATTTGAAATATTCATCAGCTACTAAATACATCTTCTGCATCTTTTTAATCTCACCTATATTTCGTGGTAAATTAATAGATACTTCTACATTCTTTTGATGATGTATGTAACATTGTATTTTAGATATTATCTCTGCGTATGTCATTAGTAAATAAAGTAGTTTCCTTTGTTTGGATTCTCTAATTGACTTGTTATAGCATATCTCATAGCATCTATAGCGTGGTTGTAAGCATCTATTGGTTTATTCATTTTAATACCTGTTTTATCTGTTAACCAAATGTAGTTTCTCAATTCATTTATTAAGTTCTTACTTCTTGATGTTACATATACTTTGTTTTGATTGATTAAATTAATGCCAAATAAGATACTATCTTTACCTTTGCTAACAGGTAATACATTATGTCCATAACTATTTAATTCAGCTATTGATTTAGGTTCAGCACTATCAGCATAAACAATATCATTAACATCATTTGATTTTAATATATTAGATATTTCACTATTCAATAAACCTTTCTTGTATATTATCTCATCAAATATATAAGCATCATTATATTTATACATTGCAACTAAACTTGTAGGGTCATTTGAATATCCAAAATCCATTCCGTAACATAATATTCTTGCTTCTGTAGGTAAATCTATTTCTTGCCAATCAGGAATACAAACACCTTCTAAACTTCCTGTTTGCCCTAATCCATAAACTTGCCACCAATTTGCCCAATAAGTAGATGTTAGTGCTTTTGCTTTTGCTGATTCTATTTCTTTTATAATAGTATCACTTAATGCTTCATTATCTAAATAAGTTAAAGTAATAAAGTCTACATCATCTTGTGTTAATATTTCTCTATCTACCCAAAACGTAGAAGCAGGATTATAATCTAACCATATATCACCTGATGTTCTAATAGCCATTTGATAATAGCTTTCAAAGTCTATATTATTACATTCGTTAACGTATAATATATTTCTTCTTGCACCTCTTAATTTATCAGGTTGGTCAACAGAAAAGAACTCTATATAACTTCCGTTTGCAAATGTGTATTTTAAAGTACTCTTATTAAAGTTTGCATCTGTATATCTACCTAATGCCATTATAATCTTTAAGAAGTCTTTTAATGCACCTCTACGCAAATGTGGTATAGATTCAGATACAACACTTATTTCAAGCATTGGTTCTTTAATTGCCTTATCAATTAATAAAGGAAGTATTCCAAAAGTTTTACCTGCTGAAGTACCCCCTCTAATTACTTTAATACGTTGCTTTAAACGTGATAACTTTCTAATTGCAGTAGTTAATACAAACTCCATATAATAATGGCTTAAATGTCATCAAAATTGATATTAAATATAGGTTGCTCATTACTTACAGTTATATCTTTAGTTTCTCTTGGTTTACCTGCATAGTAATTATAAAACAACTGCGTAAATTTAAAATCACCTTTCTCTAATCCTTTTTCTAAAGCATCAAATGCTAAAGGTTCTAATGTTGAAAGTTTCTCTATTAATTTTACTTCTTCTGATTTAGCTTTTCTTCCTGCTGTTTTATGCCCTCCATTAAATTTTCTTTTATCTTCCATAATTAAATAAAATTATTATTAATTTAAAAATAAATAAAATCTATTCTTGTTTATACTCCCAATAGTATTCACATATTAAACCATCATTAGGTGGCTTTATAAAATAAGATTGATATCTTGGAGTTGGTTCTGCTTTATACCTGTAACAAGTTTGTGCTAACTCACAATTATTTCCTGAACACATTGTAATATCCATTATAGTTATTTATTTAAGTTAGAATTATCTTTATGTACTTCATTTTCCATTTGTTCATAGTATTTTTTATTTTTCAAAAACATTAATATTTCTGCTCGATGCTTTGAATAACATTCTTTACCACAATATAAATCTTCTGTAAATCCTATGCTTATTATCTTACTACATTTATTACATAAAGTAGCACCTTTTCCGTTGTTGAATTTATGAATTGGATTTATCATCTATATATTCTTTTAATGCATCTGTTATAGTATCTATATGAAATCCACCACAAATAAGTAGATTTGTAAATACATCAATATACTCATCCATAGTACAATCTTCATAATTTAATTCTGTACTGTACTTTTTACCGTAACTTTCTATTGTTATTTTCATTCTGAACCTTTTTTTATTAAATAATACCATAGCCAAATTATCTTGGCTCTTATAAACTCGTATGCTGCTAAAATTAATATATACTTCATATCTTATAATAATTAATCCAAAAGCGTTTTAAACTTTCAGGGATTGTATCCCAAGTATATTTATGTACATCTGATTCTTGACTTTCGTTTAATTTGTCTATTATTTTTTGTTTCATAATGTGTTTAATTAATGTTCTTTCTACTGTGTTCTATTACCTTTGTATTCATATCATACATTGCTTGTAATCGTAGTATAATTACTTCCTGATGTTCTGTACCTTTTGTTTGATTTAAAAGGTTATTTAGCTGTTCTATTACTTTGAACTCGTATCTTGCTTTTTCAATCTTATTAATCTTTAAATCCTTTTCTTCTAATTTAATTTCTAATTCTGATATTGCTAAATTTTTCTTTTTAATCTCTAATCTTAAAAGTTCATTATCTTCTGTATTTAAAATGTTATCTTCATCTATTTGATTTATGATAGTTTGCTTTAAAGATTTTAACCTGTTATTATATCTTTCATACATTGGATAGTTATTTAACGAATGAATTACAGTTGCGTGGTTCTTGTTTACTGAATCAGCCATATCTTGTAAAGTCATTTTAGGATTGAAATGTTTAATTGAATGAAAGTATAATGCTCTTGCTTCAATTATATTATGTTTTCTACTTGCTTTTGAAACATCTATATTTGTTTCTTGCTTAATTATCTCTTTTATTTTTTGTGTAATTTCCATTTTAAAATAGTTTTTGTTGATTTGTATGATTTATTATTCTTTCTATTGCTTTATCGTAATACTCTTTATCTAATTCACAAGCTGTTAATTCATATTTATAATCGTGGCAAGCTATCGCTATTGAACCTGAGCCTAAATAAGTATCAAGTATTTTATCTCCTTCTTTTGAATAATTATCAAGAATCCATTTATACAATTTAACAGGTTTTTGTGTTGGATGTATTCTTATCTCTTTGTTACTCATATCGTGCTGAATCATTCCGTGCCAAGTAATATCTACAAAATCTAATTTATTCATCCAACTAACCCAAGCAAGTTCACCTGTACTATAAGTTGGCATAGTTACATTTTTATGCCAATAAATCATACCACCAACTAAACCAAAATAATTAGCACCCCATATAATTTGCCTTTTAGAAACTCTTTTTAGTTCTTCAAAATACTCATCTGTAGGAATATCTGAATCCCATAATTGAGAACCATACTTTTTAGATTTTGATGCTGATTTTTTAGTTTGCATCTTATCAGTATTATTTTTTATATCTGCATCAATTCCATATGGTGGGTCTACTATTGCCAAGTCAAAATAATTATCAGGATACCTTGCCATCAATAACATATTATCTTCGTTTGTTATTGTTATTTTATCTGTTACTTTCATAGTACTCCTCTTAATACATATTGATTTAAATCTACATCGCTATCTTCTCCAAAGAAGTATTTGTAATTAGCTATACCTTGTTCAAGTTTACGTTTGCCTTTTTCGTAAAATTCATCTGAACATTCAAATATACCTATATCTAAACTTCCTTTGTCTATACATACAAAAACAAATTCATCTACGTTAAACATTTCTCTGTAAAGATATGCTTGTAAATCATAACTATATTTATCAGCTGAATATCTAAATTCATTTAATCCTGTAGTTGTTTTTAAATCTACTATTTGATTTTCTTTTAATATATCTGCTTTTGCTCTAAATGGTATTCCATCTATCATTGCTATTTCAGGTATTTCAAATTGTGCCTTACTCATATAATGTACTGCTTCATCATTTTTTAAAATTGCATCAGCTAATCTTTCAGCATCTTTAATTTCTTTTGTAGTGTAAACTTCTAAACCTTGTTCTTTAGCTTCTTTGTATGCTTTTCCTGCTTTTGTTGCTACATCTACAATAGTTAATTCATCTATTTTATGTGGCTCTAAAATCATTGTATGGAATAATTTACCATCTCTTAAAGGTTGTGTTTCACTTTGTCCGTACTTTGTAACGTATTTATACGTTTTAGGACTTGATAAAACCATTTTAAGGCTTGAACTACTTAATGCTTGTTTACCTAAATAACCATAGTAAAATTCATCATTATACATATTATCTATCAGTTCTTGCTTATCCCAAATCTTGTTATCTAATGTTTTAATTTTTGTTTCCATTGTTTATTATTAGTTTTAAAATGTAATTGTATATTGCTAATTCTCTTTCTGTACTGTCTATTATTATTTTTAAATGTTCATCTGATGTTAAACTTTGTCCTGATATTAATTCATTTACATATTTGAATAAATCTCTATCTAATACCTGTATTTTAGATTCTATTTTTAAAAAAGCTGCTTCATTCATATTCTTATACTGATATTATTTAAGTTAAACATTGTTTCATCGTAATTTAATACTTGTTTTATTTCTTCAACATACATTTCTTCATTAGTCCATAAAGATTCTAAAGATTCTTTTATTTTAGTTATCCTGTTAAAACTAAATGAATCGTGTGTTGTACTTGCTAAATCTATTAGCATTTCTAAATCGTTTAAAATTTCTGTCTTTGTCATTTTGTTTGTTTTTAAAATTGTTATAGGCAAATATAAACATTATTTGTTTATAAAATACATTTTAAGAAAAAATTAACATAAAAAAAAAACTACCTCTTTTGAGATAGCCTTTCATTTATTATTTTTCTATAAACTTCATTAACTGATTCTTTATTGTTTCCACGTTTCCATAAAAAATCCATTATTCTATTTATTCTCTGCAGTGGTGATTGTTTACTCTTTGTCATAGTGTATTCCTGTATTTCCATTTTGTGCTATAATATTCATTCTGTTTTCTAATTCATCATTATAATTTGATATGTCAAAGTTTAATTTAGACTTTAACTTTTCAATATAAAGTGTAGCATCCATTAGTTCTTCCTGCAGGTGTTTAAGCCATTCTAACGTACTTAAATCATTTCTATCTAATGTTACACCATATTTATTAATTCCTACCTGTGAACGTTGTTTAAATTGATTTACAACTGATTCTACTATACTATCTTTCATTTACTAAATCTTTTAGAATGTTGTGTGTAAAGTTCCATAACCTTTTTAGATGCTTCATATTCTGTAAATTCTATTTTTTTGTTTTCTAATTCGTAAGTGTATATTTTTAAGTTATCTGTTATCTGAAATTTAATAACGTGATACATTTTTGAGAACTGTATTGGTTTTATAATATATGCTAAATCATTTCTTACACATATCCTCATAGCTTCTAATTCTGATTCAGATGGTGAATATTTTTCTTGTTTAACTTTAGCCATTAAAATAATTGTTTAGTTACTATGTGATTATTAATTCTATTTTGTGCAATATTAAAATATTTATCATCCATTTCAATACCTATAAATTTTCTATTTAAATTCTTACAAGCTACTCCTGTAGTTCCTGAACCCATTGTAAAATCTAAAACAGTTTCATTTTCATTTGTATATGTTTTTATTAAATATTCCATTAATTTAATTGGTTTTTGTGTTGGATGTAAACCTCTTTGCATATTACATTTTATAATTGCACTTGGATATTTCCAATCTTTAATACCTCCGCTTACAGTTCTATTATCATATTTATTTGTTTCTATATTCCAAACTTCGTTTGTTATTTCTCTTGGATTGTTATTTCTTTTATTTTGTTGTTTCTTAATTGTGTATTGTGGGTAATAATTACCTCCACCAAATAAATGTATTAATTCGTGATATTTTAAAGGTGTTTTTTTACCACTTAAAAAATTTGTAGGTCTTTCTTTTTCCCAAATCCAATCATATTTATAATTCTTAATATTACTAATTCGTAATGCACTACTAAAAGGCTCACTTCCAAATAAAACTATTGCACCATTATGTTTAATAATTCTATTTAATTGCTCCCACATTAAATCAAAAGGTATAACTGAATCCCATTTACAAGCAGTAGTTCCGTAAGGTGGGTCTGTAATTATAGCATCAATACTTTTATCAGGTATTGACTTCATTAATTCTAAACAATCACCGTGTAATAATTGTATCATTAGTCTAATCTTAAAAATTCAGTTTCTCCGTACTCTT